TGTTGCCCCAAAAGTCAAAAATATGTTGCCGGAATCTTGCCTTAGCTTCCTTTTTACTAAAAAACTCAGTGCCTTCGATGTGGTGTTTTTCCATGAAAGGAAGGCATTGCTACCATTTTAGCTAAGATGCAAAGAAAGATAAGCAGCCTGCATGGCCTCGAACAGCATCCGTTTACTGGATTTATTTCGATACTACAAAGCCGGCTTACCTCATCAGATGGCGGCGGTCACCGAACTAGAAGAACTTATCAACAAAACTAATCCCCATATCTTGGGGCGCAACCAAGCCTGGTTCAAAACTTGGAGCCAATCCGGCAAGCAACACGATTACACAAGCGCAACAAAACTTATTAAAGAGTTTGAGGGTTGTCACCTTACCGCCTACGCCGACCCCCTGCATGGCTGGAACGTCGCCACTATTGGTTGGGGCACCACTCGTTACCCTGACGGTCGCAAGGTATCTCAAGGTGACCTACTTACAGGTACAGAAGCTGACCGCCTGTTGCAGCAAGAAATCGACAGGATTGCCAAGCACCTCTCCACCACCATCCCGCACTGGAACTTGCTGCGCGTAACGCAACAGTCGGCACTAATCAGTTTTGCCTACAACCTCGGCAGTAATTTCTACGGCAGTGCCGGCTTTGAAACAATCAGCGCCAGGTTACGTGATAAAGCGTGGTCCGATGTCCCCGCTGCATTGAAGCTATACCGCAATCCTGGTACATCGGTAGAAGCTGGCTTGTTGCGTCGCCGTGAAGCAGAAGGCGCCTTGTGGTCCCAAAACACCAGCTCTCCAGTCATCCCAAACACATCAACATCTGTAAGCCTGAAGGTTGCTTACGAGTACCAGCTAGACAATGGTCCTACCGGCTACAGGGAGTGCTTTAGCTCCAGTTGCGCGATGATTGCCCGCTACTGGGGCAAGATTGCCGGCGACTATGAATACAACCGAATACGCAGCCAGTTTGGCGACACCACAGATGCCAAAGCCCAAATCCTGGCCCTAAAAACCCTCGGTCTCCGCGCCACATTTGAGATGGAAGGCACCGCCGCCATCTTGGAAAACGAAATCCGCTCGGGCTTCCCTACACCAGTCGGCTGGCTACACAAAGGCACAGCAAATGCCCCAACCGGTTTCGGCCACTGGACTGTAGTAAGTGGTTTTACACCAACTCACTTCATACATCAAGACCCAAATGGTGAAGCCGACATGGTAAATGGCGGCTACGTTAACCACAAGAATGGCGCTAATACCGCATATTCCAGAAGAAACTGGCTACGCCGGTGGCTAGTAGACGGTCCAACATCCGGCTGGTACTTAAAAGTCCGCCCTGCCTAACTATGCAGCCAATCGAACAGTCCATCGAACAGAAACTTACCCAAAACGCCCGCGACCGCTGGTTGCGCGACCGCTACGAGGCCAAGGACTGGAACGGACTATTCGAGGCTGCCCTCCTGTTAAACACTTTGTACCACATGGAACGCACCAAGTCCCACTGGGCAATCACTGAAGCGGTATCAAACCTCTCCGGCATTTACGGCCTCGACCGCGACTCCGCCTAACGACTCCTGGTACAACCCCGTATATAACGAGTGCATGGGATGCCCCACTTGATCTCGTCCAGACTTCCTGTACAACTCCTCCAAGTGCTCCTGCCTCGCCAAATCCTCCACCACCATCTCCCACGGGGCTTTACAAGTTGTTTCAATTGACTCAGACATTTTCAAACATGTGATAGGTAAGTGGACAGCGACACGCTGGTTCAGCCGGCCTTGCACCAGCTACGGGGGTAGTCGGGTTCGACCACGCTATGCACAGTAACGACGCCACCATGAGATTTAGCAACAAGTCGCGCCGCTTCCACGGCCCTTTCGTACGTAACCCACGTACCGGCATCATCCTTTTCAGCAGTCAATCCGATACCAGAACCTTTGGGGCCGTATAGCGCAGTGACGTACCGCCCATCAGCAACTACAAAATAACGAGTCATGTCAAGGCTTGAGATTGGGATAACAGGCAGGATGGTTGTGGTGCGCCAGGGTGGCATTATTAACGCCACCGGAATATCCGGCACCGTAAACAGCCGCCAACACAGCTAAAACGACGACGGACTCGACCCAAGACTTAACTCCCACAACCAAAAACCTAACTACTGTGCAACACTAGCCCCCTAGGGCAAATTCAACCAGACTTATTACCAAATACAACTGTGTCTTATGCGTCTTCGCCTGTACCTGCCCGGATTTCCTCTAGCAGTGGAACAACTTTCGTATTCCAGTTGCCTTCTTCTCTGGTGCGTTGGCGTCCTTGCACCCGTCGCTTTACCGAGTCCGCCCAAGCAGCATTATCCGCCGCTTCTGCAGCTTTGTATTCCGACAACGGCAGTGCCTTTTCCAGTGCCGCGTAAACCATCTCGCGCAACAAAGCAGTGGTCCGCTTGCCTTGTTGCTTAGCCATTTCATCCACTAGCAAGTAGCGGTTGTAATCCAGCAGTAACTGGCAATAAAATTTTTGCCCGTGACGAAGCGGCATCGCAGAGCGAGTCTCTTTTGCTACACAGTAGCACAGCTCTACCAGCGAACATCCTCGTCCACGCCCTTCTTCCAGGCATCCCCTTGCGCCTTACGTGCCCCCGACCTTTGCTTGGCACATCCACGTCGTACATCCCACGCCCACTCCAAAAACATGGCTGCCCTTTGCAAGTCCGCAGTAGTAGCCCGCCTCATAGCCGCATGAAGTCGCTCCAACACAATTTCCCTGCCGGTGCGACTCATGAGACTCACTCTGCTACCAATCTTCCTCCTTGGTCATTCTGACAACTCGCAGCGCCGGCCACAACTCTCGAATGGTGTAATGAGCTGCCGTAAAGCTGTCAGCGCATATTGTGGCCTTTTGCACCAAGCCGCCCGGTGTTCGTAACAGGGCGACGTAATGAACTGGAGCTTTTCTCATTTGGCCTCTACCCAAGAGTCGGCAGCCTTAGCTTCAGCTAACGGTGGCACGGGCCCCAACCATTCAGCTTCCGCCTCTTGCATCACAGCCGCTAGCTGCTGGCACCAAGCATCCGCGTGTTCTTCGCGCACCAGAAGAATAACTTCGTCATGAACGACACCTGCGATGCGGACCACGTTTTCGCCATCAGCTTTTAGGAGAGGCCAGAGCTTACCAAGGGTGCGTTTGAGAACAGCAGCGCCGGCACCTTGGATGGGTGTGTTGGAGCGGACCGTAACCGAGTTGTGGTCGCCCGGTAAAAGCCGCCGCAACCCGGAGTTACGAATCCTGATAGCGGCATCCGCACGATGGCGATTAGCTTGTGCAGCATTTTCGCGTTGCCACCGGCTGATTCCTTTATACGCGGCGTGGAACTTGTCGCGGATCGCACCAGCTTCATCAAGATCCATTTGTACCCCCATTCCTGCCGCATAGTTGCGGAGTCCTCGGGCTCCCGATCCATACAGCAAACCGAAATTCGCAGACTTACTAATCTGGCGCATTTCCTTAGTGACTTCATCCTCTGGTACTCCATAAATTTGCATAGCCGTAACGGTGTGCAAGTCCAGGCCATCCTGAAAAGCACGAATCATCAACGGGTCTTCGGCCTCGGCGGCTGCCAGCCTCAACTCCATTTGGGCGTAGTCCGCCACTACCAGTTTCCACCCTTCTGGCGCTTTTACACAGGCCCTAAACCTTGAATCTCTTGGTATTTGCTGCAGATTGGGACCAATACAGGACATACGACCTGTGTCAGCCCCAAGCTGCATGTAACTTGCCTTAATAAACCCTTTGCTACCGAGGTGTTTGAGCAAGGCTTCTACCATTTGCCGCCGTTTCTCCACCCGCTTCCACGCCAGATACTCGGCCACCACCTTGTGATCCCCCACGTACTCCCGCAATGCAACCCGACTGGCACTGGGTTTCCCCGTATTGTCGAGTGGTGCCGTACCCAACAAAGCCGTAAACTTATCTAACAATTGCTTCGGTGAGTTTAAGTTGAATCCCGCCGGCTTATATGTACCAGCTCTTTTATTCCCCTCCGGTTTAGCGCGTAGATTTAACTCACCCCTTTCTGCAAGCGTAAGCGTACTTACATCTGGTAGTGGTGCATCCAACTCTTCTATTTCTGCCCACCAACGCTCGTAATCTTCATCTTCGTGCCCCATTTGAGTAACTTTATCGCGTAACCATTCCAAGCGTTTAACATCTTTAATAGAGAGCTGTTTAGGCATAGGATCATTCTCTCTAGGTAGCTTGTGCTCTGCCGGTAAAGCCGCATCAAAAGCATCAAGAAACTCCTCACCCAGCCTTTCATGATCCTGTGTGAGGTCTTGGTGCAACTCCTCTAAAGCCTGCCGGTCAAACGGCATCCCAGTGCGCCCCAACTGCGCCATAGTTGGCAGCGCCTTGCACTCTAAAAACCAAGCCTTGTGCAAGTTACCTTCAGCCAACCGCTGGCTAATAGGCCCATCCAACTGGATCAACAACTCAACGTCATAGGCGGCGTAGTCCAACTGGCTAATGGTTAGGTCACCACTCCAGTTACTTCGTTGCTCTTCCTTGGAAATGTCCAGCTTGAGGTAACGCTTGACGACATGCTGGAGCCCGTGTTTCACGTTGGGCAACCCATTAGTCAGGATGCGGCTAGCCAGCATGGTGCAGAGAATCTCCCCTTCCGGGTAAATCTCGTTCTCCTGCAACCAACCCAAATCAAACACAGCGTTGTGGGCTAACCAATAACGCTTAAAGGAAAAAAACTTTTGCAGCTCGTGCCAGTGATGATCCTCAAGATCCCAACAGTCAATGACGACTGGCATCCGATCCAGTGCCGCCAACTGTAATAAACGTAACCCTCCAGAAACCGGCTGGAGGCCAGTGGTTTCACAGTCAAACGCCACCGTAGTGGCATTGAACAGGGTATGCAGATGCTCGATGCCTTGCAGATATTTCATGTCTGTTCAGCTGTGCATAGCAATGTGTTGGGCATGAGCAGCCGAGTGCATCTCTGCCATGGTGATAGGAGGCTCACCACCCATCTCCTCATCAGTGGGCTCGTACTCGATGGAGTTAATGACTTGCTCCAGTAGCGGCAGCAACTCCTCTTCGAGTAAGCACATGGTGTGAACGTCAATGTGAGCGTCCATCATGTGACGTGCCCCGTCACGGGCAACAATCACTTTGAGCTTGTCCTGGAACTCGGCAACCAACTGCGAAGCAGCGGCAAAATCGTTAATCGTGTTCATGAGCCTCTGGGTAGGGCGTACTTGTGTAATGTAGCAGAGTAGTCCCCTTAGGGGGGAATGTACAAGTCACAATCTGTAGCAAAGTCACCACCGGCTTCGGGAAAGTTGAAGCCACAGCCGGCCTGTGTCCAGTGTTTGCAGTCAGCACATAGCTGTTTGCCGTGGCTACGGAGCGTATGTCCTTGTTCTTTTAGGCGAGCGTACACATCGGCATAGACACGCCCCAAGCGAATTTGCGAGATTGCCTGGTGCGTAATGCCATATTCCGCAGCCAATGCCAGGCTGCTTTTATCCGACAGCATTACTGCTGCGGCTTGATCGGGTGACAAACTGCGTGTCCTATAAAGCAGACGCAACCGAGGCGCTTTAACCGGAAAGACATTGCTTTCATGGTTAGTCCACCTCTCTAAACAAGTGTTGCAGTGATAGCGACGCCTTCGCCGCCCATCATTACAAGGTCTAGTGTCAACAACTATTACATCGACCGAATCACAACTCGGACAATTCATTACTTAGTCGCTCGTAAACACCCAAGATTGTGCTGCGGTGATAACCACAACATTGTAAGAAATCCGTAAACGTGTCGATCACTTCAGCTGCTTTTACTCCCACAACCTTGGCGGTGTGACAGGTAATGATTTGAGCTGTGTCGTCCGACCGAATCATTTGAAACTTGTACTGGTCACCCATTTCTGTACTCCGGTTTATCAAGTGTGGCAATCAAACGATTTAAGTAGAAGCACGCTTTAGCCGCGTCCATTGCTGGGTCTTCTTTGAGCCAGACGCGACTCATGTACTTAAGAACCTGCCATTGCAAGCCACCAACAACGGGGTCGGGCGCTTGCTTTACGCAGTCCTCAATAAAATCAATCACCTCAATACGCCCAGACGTGTAGTGACTGGGGTGATTCACTAGGTCGTCGTTCATAGTTAGGAAGGCCCCCTTTATCGAGGGCCTAAGTGTAGGAATCAAGAAACAGGCTTACTTTGCTGGATGTGGACGTGCTTCCACGTCTTGCCGTACTTGATAGCATTGATCGTGGTGAGATGCACGTCGTAATCACGACTAATTGAACTGGTACGTTCACCAGCAGCAATCCTGGTTTTGATCTCAACCACCTGTGCCGTATTCAACAGCCGGTGCTGCCGAGGCTTAGACGCAAGAGTCTTACGGTGAGACTCCCGTTTCTTAGGTAGGACAGGTGGCGCAACTGCAACCGCCGGGCTTTCGAAGTTTACGGTGGGG